ACCGACAGTGCCTGGTTGGAGTTTCAGAATACTCTAGAAACTTCCGAAACCTGGGCGGCTGTGGGCTGGAAGGGGAGTGTAAACCCCCGGAAAGTTCAAGGGAACGTTATGTTCACCGTCCCGAAGAACTCTAAGATAGATCGGGTTGCTGCAAAGGAACCAGATCTGAATATGTTCGCTCAGAAGGGGATCGGGAACTTCTTCCGGTCTCGTCTTCTGAAACATGGAGTCGATCTAAATGACCAAACGGTCAATCAACGACTTGCCGAGGAAGGGAGTCGCACGAATATTTATGCGACCGTCGACCTCAGCAGTGCTAGCGACACTATCTGCACTAGTCTTGTGTGCAGGTTGCTCGCTCCCGATTGGTTCGTGCTCCTGGACAGGTGTCGATCAAAACACACCGTCGTTCGGGATACTTTGCACGAACTGAACATGTTCTCCTCTATGGGGAACGGCTTCACTTTCGAATTGGAGTCCTTAATCTTTTGGGCTCTTATGAGAAGTGTTGCCTACCTCAAGGGGATCCGAGGGCGCATCAATGTCTACGGTGATGATATCATCGTACCCGTAAAGATGTACCCAATGCTGAGCAGACTCTTCAGTTACTTCGGCTTCATCCTTAACAGGGATAAAAGCTTTGGAGACGGAGGATTCCGCGAAAGTTGCGGGAAGCATTATTACAAAGGATGCGACGTAACACCCTTCTACGTAAGGCAGCCTATAACTGACCAATCGCGAGTGATTCATGTACTTAATCAGCTCACAAGCTGGTTGATGCGGAATACGAACGACCAAGAAGGTTATGAGGCCGCTGGCATTCCACGAGTAGCTATCGATTTCCTCCATTTAAATAGTTGGTGGGAAAAGTATAGCAAAAGTGTGGATCGTCGTTTCAGAGGAGGTGGTGCAGACTGGATTAACACCACACAAGTCTTAGTGTCGAACGATCCTCCCAAGTCCGTTCTTCGGAACGTGGTAAAGGAAGTTGTTTTACCCGATGACGGTGCTTATCTGCATTGGTTACGCTTAAGGCATAACCCGCTTGACTTACTTGTTCGGGAGCTGAACTCCGAATTCCTGCGCTTAAAACGCTGGGAGAAGGATAACGCTGAGCAGACCCACGATTGCGATGTGATACCGCCTTCGTTGGATAAACTTAACGACTTGATTTCGAAGGTCGAAGCCTTACTTGGCTTAGATCTGATCGATCATGTCTTCCCGTTGCAGAGGGTTTACGAGCCCTCCTTGTGGGAGACCGAGGGTGCCTTCTTTCAGCACCTAAGGCTTTCTGAGCATCTATGCACTTCTTTCGATGCATATACGCTCGAGTCCGAGTGGGTCGTAAGACCTTACCGGGACGTAGTGTACGCAGAAGACCCACGTAAGTGAGCCTTTTGCGACCCATTGCCGGGCCCAAAAGGGCCCGGTGAGTAGCGAAAGCTACTGGTGGCCCCCTCACGGGGGCGTACTGAGACCTAGC